AAAAATGTTAGTTGGTGGGTTAATCACAGCAGGTATAAAAACTGCTATAAAAAAACTAGGAAAAAAAACTATTAATTTGCAAAGAGACGCAATGGCTAAAGACATCAAGCAACATCGAAAAATGGGTTTTAAAACATCTTACAAAACTAAAGATATGAGTCCAACTAATGTTGGATTAAAAAGAGTAGCAGCAAAAGAGGATATGAGACAAGGTATTAAAACTTTTTTAACAAAAAAAAGTGATAAAGCAAAAATTAAAGCTAGTGGGGATAAAGCTGTTGGTGTCGGAGCTAGACTAGTATTTAAATCACTTAGAGAAGCACAAAAAAGAAAGAAAAAATTAAATTAAAATAATGCCTAAGGATAAAAAAAGATTAACAACATCTGAAAAATATCAACAATTAAAAAAACATACTGAAGACGCAGGTATGAAAGTGAAAGAAAAAGATGGAAAAATTATAGTTACTAGAAAAAGAAAAAGATAATGATTAAAAATTTTAAAGATATTGTAATATTATTAATCACAGCAGGTGTTTTAATTTTATTAGGAGTTATTATTATTGGTGACTATTGGGTAGCTGTTAAAGAAAATAGAGCTATAGATGATAGTATAATAGTTCTTATGAAGATGTCTGTTACAGGTTTAATCGGTGTTATTGGTGGATATATTGGAGGAAGTAAAAGCTAATGTGGAATTGTATTAAAAAATAATATGCCTGGTGGACTCAAGAAAAAAGAGTTACGAACTGAACTCGATTTAACTCCCAAACAAAAAATGTTTGTAGAAATTTATGTGAAAGATTGGGGATCAATTACTCAAGCTGAAGCATTAAAACGTGCAGGTTATGTTTGCACTAATGAAAAAGATTATAGCTCTGTTGCATCTAGAATGTTATCGAGAAAGCTACATCCCCATATTGCAAAATATTTTGATAAATTATTTGAGAGAGAAATTAAAAAATACGAAGGTGACAACCTTAGAAGATATAAAAGGTTAGAAAGAATCGCTGACAAGGCAGAAAAAGAAAAACAATTCGCTGCTGCTATCAATGCTGAGTATAGATCTGGTCAACTGGCTGGTGCTTACGTAGATAAAAAAGAAATAACAGTTAGTGGTTTGGAGGGTATGTCACGTGAGCAACTTGAAAAAAAACTCAAGGAACTATCAAACAAGATCGATGGCTATAACGCCAAAACGATTGAAGTTGAGTCCGAAGACGTTACAGCAATTGAAGAAAGCTAGTTGGTCCGAATGGTTGGATGCTTTTAATCAAGTACACAACTCCACTATTACTACTTCAATTGGTACAATAAAGGTAGAGATTGATGACTAAAAAGAAAATACAACAATCAAAAATATTAAACTTTGATTTTAAAAATCTCGGTAATGTAATTGATGATTATCCATTTGTAGAAATAGAATGGCTTGACATTGAAGGTGATGCTGGCTGGTCTAGCACAAAAGATTTAAGTAAGGAACAATTACCTGTATGTGTATCAAAGGGTTATTTATTAAGTCAAAGCAAAGGTATTACTAGAATGTTTACTGATTATATTAAGACAAAAGATAAACCTACATTTGACAATATCGGTAATACAACTATTATCCCAACAGCAGTAATCAAATCAATTAGAAAAATTAAATTATAAATACTGATTAGATCATGAGCTCTAAAAACAATGAAGCTAGGCTTTGGCAAAAGGTTAAAAAAGGACTGACAGATTGTTTTCTAACACGCATAGAATCTAGCACTATCAATGGAATTCCTGACATTCATGCAGTACATCAACAAGAAGTATTTTGGATAGAATTAAAGTCAGATTCATTAAGTTATCCTGCACTAAATAAGTGGCAGGTTGTATGGATTAATAAGTATGTGAAAGCAGGTGGTAAAGTAATTATCCTAAAAGAGAACTTGGGTAAGACCCCCTTGCAGAGTGTCCTTAAACTGTACAGACCGGTGTCACTGTTCACTGATCCTCGTTCCCTTGTCCCGTTTGCCTCGTTCTCGTTCCCGTTACAATGGCCCACGGTCCAGCAGCGCATCCTTCAGGAGCTGGGATCCCCGCCTGAAGCAGCGTAGCTCTCGTTCTCGTTTCCTGGCCACCAATTTTTTCCTCTTTGTTAGGTTGGTGGCCTGGTAACCAGCAGCTCAGGATGCAGGATCTCGTTTCTCGTTCTCGTTTATGGATGAACCTCGTTCTCGTTTAACGGATACTGGACGTCCCCCAGCAGGTAACCTTCAGGGGTCGTCCCACCAGCTCAGGAAACTTTTGCTTGACGCCGATCCCATCATGTCGTATGGTCATTACGTTGGGTGTCCAAATTGGTCGGACTTAATTAGACACCAGATTTTATAAAGGCTAGCCCAACTAAACAAAACAAAGGAGGAAAAGATGGCAGTAGATTTTGACGCGTTAGATCTCGTTCGAACACAGAACAAAGCTCGTTCTTATAATACTAAACTAGACGGACTGGTGCAGGAGAACACAGAGCTCCGCACGCTGGTGGCTGACCTTACTAAAGAAATGCCAGAGGGAAACCGTAAACTCATGTACCAAGAAAGATTAAAAAAGATCGAAAACTCTTCTTGACAGATGTCCCATGATGTCTTATATAAGTAATGCAGGTTGGTAACTACGTAATCAGCAACTAATCGGTGACCAGGGTCGTTTGCCTACACCGCGCTTTTTTGCGCCCTGCTACGTAACAACAACAAAAGGAGAGCAATGACTATAAGTAAAAAACTAGTACAACAGATGAATGATTACTACGGAACTGAGTATATCAAAGATGACTCAAAGCCTAAGGAAGACAAACCTGAAGAAGGCAAAGTATACGCACTGACCGGTGGCCGGGGCACTGCATGCATCGCCAACGGTAACACATGGAAAGAATCGGAGGTGAAGGATGACTAAAGAAATTCAAGAATGGTTCCTGATGCCCAGCATCAAGGAATGCCTCGTGGAGTACGAAAAGCAGGAGTTAGGATTAATCTCAGACATTGCCAAGCATGGCTGCGCCGGTGGCGTGTCGGGGCTAACCTACTACAGTGAAACTACTGCGTTTTATGATGCTCATGAGACTGAGATCTGGACCATCCTATCCGATGAAGCAGATGCTGCTGGAATCTTGAATGGTTTAATGCTGTACAACATTTGCAAAAACCCCGATGACCTGACAACCCTGAAGAATGACCTCGTTTGGTTCGCGGTCAAAGTGGCCGCACGGGAGTTACAAGATAACCTGCAGGAGGAGCCCGCTGCTGGAGCTGCCAAATGACCTTCGTTGTCGTTTGGCTGTGCCTTTTGTTTATGTTTCCAGGGTTAACATTAGCTGGCACTGGCGTCCTGATCCTTTCGCTCGTTGGAGTACTTTGATCCCAAGCTCGTCTCGTTCACTTAAGTGGATAGCACCTGCGTGTAACTCAGTCAGAGCTGGGGGACGCCGTCAGATTACTTTCGTAAAGCTCGGTCTCGTTTGAGGTAATGGATCACTTTTGTTAAAGCTTACTTAAAAGCATCTGGGGGCGCTGGCACATGGTTCTAAAAATGTAATTGGATTACATTTGCAGTTTAGAATGGTTCTAAAAGATAATTGTTGTAAAGGTATATAAGATACGATAAGACATTAGACTTAATCAACAAAGGAGAAAAGTTATGGGATTAGATCAACACGCAAACCTACGAGGTGAGCAAATAGATTGGCAGAAATATTACTCTGATGATAATGATGAGCAAGAGAATAATTTTTTTGTCTGGAGAAAACACGCAAGACTTCAGCAGTTCATGGCGAAGAAGTGGGCAGAACAAAACCCTGCTGAAAACATAGAGGGACATCTGGCACATCTAGGTTTTAATGGAGACCAAGAAGCACCTTGTTATATGACCGAAGAAGTTGTGAAAGATTTAGCAGAAGCTATTCAAAACGACTTCAAGGACTATGAGGCAACAGATGGTTTTTTCTGGGGGCAACAGTTCCAAGAGGAAAGTGTTAAAGAGTACAAGGAACAAGATATCAAGTTTCTTAAATTTTGCGAACAAGCTATCAACGAAAAGAAAGTCGTTGAGTATTGGTGTAGTTGGTAATGGCTAAAGATAAATTTAACGAGGCGACAACTGTCGCCTCGTCTCGTGTTAGTGGTTGGTCTATCGTTTTAGAGATAACAAGACCAGACGGCACATGGTACACAGATACAATAACAGATTTCCCAGAGCATTTGGGGATCACAATTAATGAATGGATACCCGAATATGAAAAAGAAATTAGTAGAGATAAATGACACCTCGTCTCGTTCTTGTGGTGGAAATGACACTTTAGTTAAACCTAAAGAGACTGACGGCACAGGTGCTGGAACTCGGGAAGAAAATAAAATAAAAGAAAAATTAATATCAATAACAACTGATAAGGGGGCAAATGCTTTTAGTGATTTTGCTAAATTTTTGGAACAACAACTTAATGAACATATTGAAAAAGAAATTAAAAAAAAGTTAAATTAAGTATTGCATAAGATTTGATAAGATATATAAACGTAGGGTATTCATAAGAATACATAACTTAACAAAGAGGTAATAAATGCCACAAGCAATAAAAAAGCTAAAGCAAGATGAGAAAAAAGTAGTCTTAGCTTATGCTTCACTAAAGCTAAAAGCAAATAGACTATCTAAAGAGTTAGATACAATGAAAGAACACATTGTAAATCTATTTGAAAGAACTAATCAAAACTTAATTATTGTCCAAGATGAGAATGGCAATAGCTTTGGTTTGCAAAAAATCAATAGAGTTAGAAAGTCTTTTGATAAAGATAAATTTAAATTAAGTCATTTAGATTTATGGAACGCACACCAGAAGCAAATTGAGTATTGTGAATATAAGGCTATTGGTGAGGTATCAAATGCCCAATAATGATTTGATTAACATAGCTAATGTATTGAGTGAAAAGTTAAACTCTAACTCTCCAACATCACTAGCAGATATGGTGGTGGACAATGGTACTAAGAGACAGTTGAATTATGAGATCATGTTCCAACTGTTGATGGGCGAGTGTGAGAAGCATATACTTGAGAACGTTGGCAATGCTGTTGTTGATGAGTTCAAAGACAACATACTTAAAAAGTTCAGTACACTTGTGCAGACCTTACACCCTACTGAATAACTAACACTAAACAATGGCGAGGCTATACACCTCGCCATTGTTGTATCTATCTCATACCTTGCCTATTAAGGTTCACACTCAATCTCAAAATCGTTTTTAAAATTTACTATTCAGGGTTTCGCGTTGCTGTGCTAGGTTTTTCGGGGCGAAAGGCTTTACTAAGTAGGTTATATACATACACTAGGGTCCCAAACGGGATGGAAATCTTGATATTTTTTTGTAAATCAACTACTATATAGGAAAGAC